GTTCTGCAATGAAGGGTACACCCTCTGTATCACTAAAATGCGTAGGATCGTAGGCTTGTATGAGCTTGAGATAAAGTGTTGCAACCTTTTCAAGGCTATCTTCAATAATCAATGCACGTTTCTTAGCTCTACTCGAGCCTAGACGGGCTAATTGACTTGCGTGGCCAGTAGAACGTACTCCAGCCTCGCCTTTGCCTGATAAAACGTTGCTAATACCCGACACTTCGCTAAACATTCCATCAATTTCATGAATGACTTCAAACAGATTGCTTGGCATCTCTGGTGCAAGCCGCTCAACCTTAGAGTTTGGCATATCGCTTGCAAGCAAACCACCGGCGCGGTTCAACGAAAAGTTCTTCTCATCTAAGATGCCAGTAAAGCCCGACAAGGCTGTTGGTGGGTTTACTTGCTTAGATAACAGGTCAAGAACTTCTGCCATACGGTTATTACGCAAGGCTTGAAGCAATTGCAGCTTCTGAACCTCAGAGGCACCCCAGAAATAATCGTATAAAGGGTTTGGGCAGAGTTGCGTAAACGGGCATTCGCCTTTTAAGAACAACGATGCGCCTGGGCGGTCATAGACAATAACATCAGGGCTTGCCATAGTGACCACCTGATAATCCATTGTTTCATCGTTCCAGACCCACAGTTCGTGCATCTCAACGGTGTCTTCGGCAATACGCGCTTTGTAACGGTTTTGTCCGTACAAATCCATGTTGACTTGGCCATACATGGTGGGATTGCTTTGAGAAAGAACAATCCGATTGACTGCATCTGGTATGTCAGACTCAGATACTTTGATGCCTGTGGTCACCCGCTTTACAATAGCCTCGCGCTTAGGGTGCGAGTACAAGCGTGAGTACAGTTCAGAACGGGTGATGTAATAACGTTGGCAAATAGCCTCTTGCCGGTTGGTATAGGGCAAGTCCTCGCGCAACACACCCATTGCACTAGGCTCAATCATGTACGGGTGAATACCGTTGTTGTAGACCAGTTTGACAAAGGTGGTGTTGTAGACCAACGCCCAAGTCAGCGCAGTAGAGAAGACTTGGTCAGCGTTAGAGTTTAGCCATTCGTCGTTAAGTGCCAACGTAAGACTAGGTGTTTTGCGGTGTTCATCGTGTTTGACTGAAGCACCCAACGCGATACTAAAGCGGGTAGATTCAGCGGAATACAAAAAAGATGTGAGTTGATCAAGGTGCGGATTTACTTTGTTGAAGTACGCGGGTGGTTCTTCCGGCCCTGCGCCAAACAGGTAGTAAGCACGATTGATTGCATAATCACCCTTGCGCTCTTCTCTAGACACCATGCACTTCTGCATCAGGTCTAAGTAGAAATCCTCGCGCTCATTAGGTGATGATGGGATTCTCATTTTTTGATCTGCAAGTTGTCCGGATCACGGATTGTACCTTGGGGGTGGACTACAGGCCCATTATTGATCCCAGCACTGCGTGGTGTCAAGCCCACAGATTCACCGTTCACAGATTTGCCAAACTGGCCGGCAAGCACGGATTGCATATTCATTCCTTGGAACCCGCCTCCCCAGATTGCTGCGTCACCAGCACGGGCTTCGCGCGGCGCGTCTTGCTGCGGTGCAGGTTGGTTCTGGGCATCTTTACGGGGGCGGCCACGCTTTTTAGGGGTGGCGTACTTCTCGGCTTCGGCGTACTCTTTTTCGCTGAACTTGTTGTTGCGCTTGAGGTAGCCGGCTTGGCTCTCACCAACACGGGTGGATTTAATGTCTGACATTCCGAACTCGGTGGCAAGGCTTTGGAGGTTCTTGTCGGCAGCTTTGGACTTGGCTGAAACAAAGCCAGGGCTTTTAAGAAAGACTTGTAAAACCAGTTCATCAGTGCACCCCTCTGGGCAAATGGGTTCAAAACCTTCAAAGAACCCGTGTTCTTGACATTTGTAATCTCTGAGTATGCGAGCCATTATTTATCCCCTAATTGGTCGGCAAGTGTGTCGGAATAGTCTGCGCGGTTCTTGATACCAAGTTTTAACTTGATCTCGCCCCCAACAACTTGTAGCCCATAGCCGCGCATTGCCAAGGACTTAGGGGTCTTGCGGTACTGTACAAACTTTGTATTGTCTTGGTTTCTCATGATGGCCACATGACCACCGCGCCACTCATCCCACGCTTTGCTAACTCGGCGTTGAATGTATTCGGTTAGTGGATGAACTTGATATAAAAATACATCTTTTAAGTGTCTTTCATCAACACCACAGAGTTCAGCAAACAATCTCATGCTGATTCCCCGATCATAGTCAGATAAGAATCTGTGAATTATTTTCAGCAATTCAGCTTTAGTGTGGATTGTTTTCATTACCATAGACACCGATCTTCTTTAAATAATCACCCACGTTACGCCCGACAGATAGTTGTTCAGGGGTAAAGTTTTGTTCTACCTTAGACACTAAGCGGCTGATCTTGCGCCCAATCAACTGAGGCTGCACCTGTTCAGCAAAGGCAGCAGCTGCCAAGGCACTTGCAATGACTCGATCATCTTTGTTGCGTCCAGAGGCCTCTATCGACCCGCCATCGCGCACCACGGTCTTCATCTCTTCAATGGTATCCATATCTAAAATATCCATCATGCCGCGCTCAAAATAGTCTTTCATGTACGACAGCATTCGTTCTTTGGTGGCAGAGGTGGTCAGCCAGCCCATGCTTGAAGACATACCGCCTAGAGAGTCGTTCTTTCTCCAGATGTAATTGGTCATAGAGGCATAGACGTTCATGAGCGAGGCACCCATAGAGTTGCCCATGTTGGCAGCCAGGCGTTTAAGGTTACGGAGTTCGTTGATGACGGCTTGGCCTGGGCCATTGACTTCTAAGTTAAGCGTAGAGTTTTTGTAGGCACCTGCTAAGTGGGCAATGACCCACGCAAACTGGTAGGTGTTCATCTCTGAGGTGGCAAACGCCGCCACTTGTTCCAAGCCATCGGAATAGGCGCGATAAACTTGGATGCAAAACCTGTCAGCCCAATCAGAGCTACCGTAAGCAGGGTCAGCACCAATGACGTAGTAGGCCGTGTCAATTGGTTCTTCCCAGACTTTGAGAGAAGCAAGGCGTTCTGTAGACTTGAGCACGTTGGTGTCTTGGAAGTTTGCACCAAAGGAGTAGCGGTAATAGTCGCACGTTGTTTTCTTAGCAATCTTAGCGGCATCAGTGCACCTAGCGTTTGAGAAGTATGACGTACCGGTCATGACAAAGGCATAGTCTTCAGTTGGTGGAAACTCTTGGTACATTAAAGAGTCATCCTTAATTCCTTCAAGGAGTTTCCAACGCCACCACGCAATCTGGCGCGAGTTGATCTCTACACCATAGAGTTTCTTAATGTCACGCACCCATTCTTTTTCTTCACCTGTCAGTCTGCCATCCCAATACACTTTGTATGTCTGACCTTCAGGGTCCAGTGAATACAGTTCATTACGCCACCAGCCACAAAAAATGGCGCGCTGCGTGCGTGCTCTTTTACTAGTGGTATACATATCGTGGAACATATTAAATCCACGGGCAGTAGACTCAAAGATGTACATTCGCATTGGGTTGGTTTCAGCCAAAGACGCCAGTAGCGAGGCAAGTCCTTCCTCGTCACCCCATGATGAAGTCTCAGTCCCATGTAGGAATGTGATTGCTTTTCCACGGCCTAGCGTCCCCTTACTTCTTGTACCCGCCACCTGATAAAACAATCGACTGCGGTTCTTCAGGCTCATCTGTGTGCGGTTATGTGCAATCACAGGTATCTTGTATTCTTTCGGTAAGCCTTCCATGTACATCGCAAGGGTAGAACGAAACATATCCCGATTCTCTTCAGTATCGGTTGTGAGCGTGCCCTGAAGACCAGGGTTGATAAAGTGCCAGTACAGATCAAGCGCAAGCGAGATTGTAGTAATCCCTAACTGGCGGCCTTTAAGGATTGTAAAGAAGTGAACATCCTCTTCTAATCCTTTGGCAATCTCACTCATCACATACTTCTGGGTGCCAAGCAAGTTATCCATCTTGCGTAAGCCTTGCTCTTTAGTTTCAATCTTGAGCTGCTTACAAAAGTTGTAGAACTGTTGCAGATTAAATGCGGCCATCATTTTCCCAGTTCACAATGTTGGCGCGTACACGCTTATCTTTTGCACACGCAATCAACTCTTTGTACATATTCTCAGAGTATTTCTCTTTCCACTCGCGTGCGAGCTTTATTTTCTGACGCTTAGTCTTGCAAGCTAAAGCACGTTGCATCTGTATCATCAAATCAACGCGAGTCTGCAACAGTTGCCTAGTGTACGGGTCTTGCATACTTCAAAATCTGCTCCTGCAATCCCTGAATCTGACCCTGCGCCACAGTCAACAACCGATTACTTTCAGTGTGCACACGCATCAACTCACCAAACATCTCAGTCTTATTCATCGCCCACACACGATCCAAGTATTGTTTCCTCGCAGCCTCTTCAGCCGTCTGGATCAACTCCTCAATCACCTCTGCACCGTTCACATTAATACTCATCTAACTCACCTCCAAAGTAAACAAACAATTTCTTAGCCGCCTCATACACCTCAGCGTCATCATCGTTGTCTTCATCCTCTAATAGGTCTAACACCCGCTCCAGATGAACCAACATCAACTTATCCAATAAGTCGTTTAAACGATCCACCATTCACCCCCTATCGGTTGTTCATGCCAAATTGCTACACAATTCGCCATACCCGTACCCCCCCGTTCTCAGTCCTGGCACTAAACTTCTTCCCATAGCGCTTACCAGCCCTCAGATTGCTATTACACACCTGCTGTAACGGCATATCCTCAAGAAAGAAACTATCCCCAATCTCCATGTCTTCATAGGGATATATCGTCCTGTTTCGTCTAGTAGGCACCGGTATATCTTTATCTACTTGTATCATCTACTACACCCCCTAACTCAATATACAAATAATAACAGATGTTTAATAATTCTTATGAATTTCAAGGTGATGTTTTCTGCATAGCCAAACAACGTCAAGAGCATTTGAATAGTTTGGATGGTGTGCCTCAACCTTTAATTCGCCGCATTCAAAACAAGGCAATTTAATAAGTTTGCCAGTCTTGACAGCGTACTTAACCGCGTCTTTAACCTTTAAACGATCACGGTTCTTTTGCCACCATTCTTTTTTCTTTAACGTCATATAGCCTGGATTAGCCGCAATCCATTCTTTTTGATACTCAGCCTTGTCTTTAGTTTTTTGTTTCCATCCAGCAGGCTTTAAAGCGTCAGCAGCAGCCTTCTTTGCCCGTGCATATTCTTTAATGCAATCAATGCACCTAGACATATGACCGTCAGAGCTTGCAGAGTTCTTATAAAAGTTATCAAGAGGCTTAATTTGATCGCAACCGTAACATTGTTTCATATTTATTCCCTAGAAAAATATATTATATTTTACCTAGAAAAATATATTGTGTCTTCCTGTAATTTTTATGGGGGGAACAAGGAATGGTGCACCCTCCAGCCGCCCTCCCAGCCCATCCACGGCCACGCTGACT